ACTTAATGCGCTTGGTTTAGTTGAGGAAATTATAACCAACAACCAATTAAGAGGAAACTTAGGTTTTGCAATTTCCAATACAATTTATACTGAGTACTGGACAGCAGTACAAGCTACTGGCGTAAGTCCATTGATAAATGAAAGTACAATGACTATTCAAGGATATCCATTCTTCTTCTCTAGTCAGATTGCAGATATAGCAGTAGGCGAGGAAGCAACGTATTTTGGTGACTGGTCTAAATTCTATATGGCAAGTTTTGGTGGAGTTGAGATATTAACAGACCCATTCACTCAAGCAATTGGAGGTAAAGTACGATTAGTATTAAACTCATATTGGGATTTTGTACTAGCACAAGATAGTGCTATCTCAGTATCAGGATTAGTATAATACATTCTATTCAACTTAAATAATAACTGGGGTGGGGCTTATACCTCACCCTTTTTTTGATAACATGGAATTAATAACAGCACCAGCAGGAACAGCCATAACACTAACAGAGGCAAAAGAACATCTTAGAATATTAGATGATTCATTTGATACTATTATACAGCTTGAAATAGAAGCGGCACAAATAGCGATGATGAGACTAATTAGCGTATTGCCGTTTGTTGGCACAGTGGCATTCTATGAACGTGATTTTGATAATATTATATTAGATGTATCAAAAATAGCCACTATTGTAGTTAAGTATTTTGATGAAAATAACGCAGAACAAACATTAGACGCTAGTCGGTATAACTTCTTTATTAATGCTTATCCATGTAGTTTAAATGTAACAGATGCACCTAGTCTATTTGAAAGACCAGATGCAGTAACAGTAGAATGTACTACATCAACAGCTACAAATGAAATGATTAAACAAGGTTTAAAGATGATAGTTGGTGATCTTTTCGAGACTCGCCAAACAGACGCATCAGGGATGACAATAAGCCAGTTTTCTATAAACACACAATTCCAATTAAGCCTAATAAGTAAACGGATAGAGGTATGAACATTAACAAGTTAGATAGAAAGATAATAATTCAAGAAAGGGACACAGATGTCGTAACTAACGATGTTGGTGAAGTAATACCTACTTGGACTACCTTTTTAACTACTTATGCTCATATACAAAGAGCAGGCGGTCGTGAACAATTAGAAGCAGATAAAGATACAGCTACAGTAAAGAGAAGGTTTAAAATTAGGTTTTTTGCTGGTATTGATGAGACTATGCGGATAGTATACGACAGTAAAAACTATGATATTGAAACTATACAAGAATTAGATAGAGAAGGATTGTGGATAACAGCAACTTATAAAAAATAATGGCTACCACGTTTAAAATAGAGGGGATGGAAGGTGTTATTAGGGAGATTAGAAAACTTCCTGATAGAGCCAAGCGCTTAGAAGTTTTAAAGATATTAAGACCACAAGTAAAACCATTAAAAGCCGCCATTAAGGTAGAAGCCGATAAAACCAACCCAGAAGGACGAGTTTATACGATAAGAGGCGGCAAAAGGGTAGAACCAGGTAATTTGGGTGATTCTATTAAGATATTTACAGGTAGAAACAAAGAATTTCCATCTGTATTTATAGGTCCGGATATGGGACCAAAAAAGAGAAATGATGCGTTTTATGCCTTTTTTCTTCAATATGGCACCATTTATATAGCGCCTAACGACTTTATAGACAAAGCCACTAAATCACTACTCCCAGGAATATCAAAAAAGATAAGCAATGACTTAAAAAAATATTTAGAACGTAAAATTAAAAGATTAAATTTATGAGAGTTAAATTATTAAAAAAACACACACCTGAATCACATTCAAGAGCTTTGCCAGTAGGCACAGAAATAAGGGTATTAAACAGCATAGCAAAGGAATGGATAAAAAAAGGTATAGCCGAATATTTAGATGGCGTTACCAAAGAAGAAATAGAAACGCTAGACGCATCTATAGAACAGTTGGAAGATAAGCCAGTAAAAAAAGTTACTAAGAAAAAAGAGAGTAAAGAGTAAAATTGTATTATGAAAGTAATTCTTAAATCAAGTTGGACACACCCTCAACAAGGGAAAACATATCCAGCTGGGACAGAACTAGATATAAATGATGTCTTTTTTAATAAGGACTATCACGAGAAGAAAAAGAAATCAACACCTAAGAAAAAATAAATTATGGCACAAACAGTAGGACCGGTAAACGGCACATTAGCAACGATAAATATAGCTGGGACAGTAGTTTCACACTTAGTAAGTAATGGATTGACTAGAGAAATGTCCACAAGAGATACCTCTAGTAAAGATTCAGGAGGCAACAAAGAAAGTTTAGAAGGACAAAAGTCATTTGGTGGCGATTGTAGCGGATGGATGGCGGATGATGCTACTTATGGGTATATAGATTTGGAAGTTTTATTTGAAGCCAGGCAGGCAGTAGAAGTAGTATGGTCTACAGAAGCAACAGGCGATACCTCATATACAGGCCAATGTTTCCTCACTTCACTTACCAAAACAAGCGGACTAGAAGAAACAGTAACCTTTGATTGTACATTAGAAGGAACTGGAGCAGTAACAGCGGCAGTAATAGTATAATATAACGGGGCTTAACGGCCCCTATTTAATTACATATGATAACAATAGAAATAAAAGGTACAAAGTATACCGTAACCCCAGGCAACAAAGCTATGATGAATCTGACAACTACAATAGGAGTTGATAAGTTGACAAAGGGCGAAATAACATTTGCAGCAACAGTAGATTGTTATTGGGATGGTATACGAGAAAAAGGTAAACTTAAAAAAGAGGATTTAGAGGATTATGTAGATATGACCCCAAACGCTGGGGATGAAATATTTACTGAATTAATAGCCTTTAAAAAACTAGCAGAAGAAGCAAAAAAGTAAACTGCGAACCTTTTGCCTTCATAAGAGGATTTGCTTACACTGTATTAGGGGCTACCCCTTTAACATTGGAGGATTATACAATGACTTCAATTGGCGAGTCTTATAGTTACTATTGGAATAGTCAGTATTTAAAGGAAAGAAGTAATTGGGAAATAGGGCGTTTTATAGCTTTGTATACCGCGGGTCCTCATAGTAAAAAAATTAACAGGGTAGAAGATATTTGCATATTCCCTTGGGAAGAAAACAAAAACCAACCTTTAACCGTAGAACAACAAAAACAACTAATAAAATCGGGTAAACACCCTTTGGTAGATAAAGATGGCAAGAGAAGGAATTAACATATTTGCTGGGTTCGATCTCAAAGCGTTTAGCACATCGGCTCAGAATTTAGAGCGTAAACTAAAAAAAACAGGCAGAAATCTAAAAAAAACAGGTAAAAATCTTGCAAGAAGCTTAACAGCACCAGCAGTAGCTTTAGGAGGTCTCGCAGTTAGGGAATTTGCAATGTTTGAGCAGTCAATGGCTAAAGTCCAAGCTGTTTCTGGTGCCACAGCTAAACAGTTAGGAGAACTAACAGATCTTTCTAAACAATTAGGACTAACAACACGATTTACAGCTTCAGAGGTTGCTAATTTAGAGTTGAATTATGCTAAGTTAGGTTTCTCAGTTGATGAGATTAAGCAAATAACCGAGGCTACTTTACAATTAGCATTAGCAACAGGCGAGGATTTAGCACAATCAGCAGAGGTAGCAGGGCAAACATTAAGAGGATTTAATCTTGATGCTAGCGAAATGCAAAGGGTTGTTGATTTGATGGCTAACTCATTTTCTAGTTCAGCATTAAACTTAGAACGGTTTAGTGTGTCAATGGGTAAAATAGCTCCAGTAGCAAACGCAGCTGGTGTAAGTTTAGAGAAAACCGTTGCTTTACAATCTGCGTTAGTAGATAGTGGGGTAGAGGCATCAATAGCGGGTACATCACTAAGGAGAATATTTGTAGAATTGGCTACAGGTGGGTTATCTTATAATGAAGCTATGGAGAAAATCCGTAACTCTAGTAATAAAGTTACTACTGCTACTGAATTATTTGGTAAACGTGCTTTTGCGGCTGCTATTATATTAAGTGACCAGGGAGATAAGGTAGCAGAATTAACAGAAAAATATGAAAAGAGTGGTGGTGCAGCTAAGAAAATGGCTGACATTATGGATAAAACCTTACAAGGGAGTTTATTTAAGTTAAAAAGTGCAGTAGAAGGGTTAGCTATTAGTTTTGGCGAAAAGCTAGCACCTTTTGTATTAAAGGTAGCTGACAAAGCAGCCAGTTTAGCTAAAAAGTTTTCTGGGTTGTCATCAGAAACAAAAACCCTAATAATAAAAATATCTGGGTTTTTAGCTATTTTAGGGCCAGTGTTGTTAACTCTTGGGTTACTGTCAACACTTATGGCGTCTATTGTAGCAGGTCCAGTAGTTGCATTAATAGCAGGATTGGCGGCATTAGTTGTTGGTCTTGGATTGTATAATACTGAGTTGTCAAATTCAGTAAAAGAAACTGTTAAACTATCTGTGTCTCAACAGATTTTAGCAGATAGTACTGAGGAATACGTCAGACAGGTAAAAAACGAGGAAGATGAATTAAAATCATTATTTAAAGAGTTAAAGAAAACCAAAAAAGGAACTAAAGAAAGAAATGATTTATTAGCTTTTGCAAATAAAATATATGGTACCACTTTAAAGAACATTAAAGATGAGGGTACATTTATAAAACAACTCGATACAGCTTACACCGACTTAGTTAAGTCGATGAAGAAAAAAATTGTTATTCAATTACAAGAGGATAAATTAGCTCCTTTAATAGCAGAACAAATATCATTACAAGAGACTCAGGATGGATTATATAGGAGACTAGAAGATTCATCAGGTGATGCAGGGGAAGGGGCTTTTGATTCTTGGAGAACTATAACAGCTGCTATTGCAGAAAATACTGGCATGATGGGCGATAACTTAGCAGCACAAGATAAATTGCTAAGTGGGGATTTATTTAAAGAACCCCCTCCTATAAAAACCACTAATGAATTATTTGGTTTAGGTGATGCAGCTGATGAAGCCAAAGATAAAGTTTTAGCTTTGGTAGGGAAATTAAAATTTGACGCTACTCCATTAAAAACCTTTACAGACGATTTAAAGGAGTTTTCTGAGGGTCTCCCAGAAATCAAACTTAAAACATCCGTAGACTTAGATGATTTTAAAAATTCAACAAATAGTTTTAGGACAGAACTAGAGTTATTAGCGGCAGATGCAGCAGCGAAAGCAAAAGTTATTGGAGATTCTATATCTGATTCTATTAAGTCAGGTTTACAAAGTTTAGCAACAGAATCATTATCAGTATTAAGTCAATTCTTAGGACAGGCATTAGCAGGAAACGAAGATGCCCTTGAAAATTTAGGTCAAGGATTATTAAATGCGGTTGGTGGGTTTATGACTCAATTTGGTGAGGCTATGATAGCTTTAGGCTTAGCTCAAAGTGCTTTAGGAACAGCAATTTCATTAGGACCAGCAGGCGCACCATTAGCAATAGCAGCTGGTATAGCATTAGTAGCGGCTGGATCAGCTATATCAGCACTTAGTAAACAAGGTGTTGAGGGTGGCTCAGGAGTTTCGCCAGGCGGTTTTGCAAGTTCAAGTTCTGGAGGTGTTGGGTTTGAAACAGGAACCATTGTACAAGAGGTTAGAATAAGCGGAAGGGATTTAATTCTAGTTGAGCAAAGAGAAAGAAGGTTAAAACGATGAGCGCACTAATATTTTCATCGGACCAAATGTGGAGCCTCTCAGGCCCATTACCGCTAAGATATAAAGTAGAAATAAGCGGAGAGGGTTATGTAGGATTAAATGCAGACATAATAGGAGGTATAGGTCCATCAACATTTTATGTAGCTGGAGATTGGAGGGATTTCATACAAAATGGACAAGGAGTACTGCTTACCGAGACGGGGGTAGGAACGTTTGCTGCTTTGGTGGTAAATCCCGCAGTTTATAACTCAGGGGAAGACAGAACAGAAATAGACTTAAATACTGCCTTTGATGCTAAATGGGACACTATAGAGGGTACAGATTTTGCACCCATTTTTGAGCCTTTAATAAAAGAATTAACAACAGAATGGGAAGATCAAGGAGATATATTATTATCAGCTATTAAACCTAGTCATAGTTTGCTAACTTATTACAATGATGATGAGTGGTTTGAAAGGTTTTATCAAGATCTATTTTTAAACTCAAATGATGATGAGTGGAAAATGGTTATCTATCGTAGAAATGATGCTGATACTGATTGGAATTTAGAATGGGTGGGCAATATGACCCTCGATTTAACAGAGTGGGACAACATGGATAAGCCTAGACCATATACGTTTAAGGCGTATGATGGGATTAACATGTTAAAAACAGTTCACTATGCAGAGGCATTAACCGGAACAGCAGATCAACCATTAATTTCGCACTTATTAACAGCGCTAAGTTATATTAACACCTCACAATTTTGGCCTACACCAGATCCGTATATAAGAGAATCAAACGAATACGTAAGCACAGATATTGCTGGATTAACAGATAGTGACAGTGCGTTTGAATACGCCTTTTTTGATGATAGGGTTTTTATTGAACGCAATGATGATGATATTATACAAGGGATATTTGTATTTGATGTTATAAAGGCTATTATGGAGATTCTCAGTTGTAGAATTTTCTTGGCAGAAGGTGTATGGTGGGTACAACAAATAAGAAATTTTGCTAATCCTACTACTATAGTTTATAGAGAGTTCACAAACTCATTAGGTGTACCATCAACTAGAGGCACATACAGCCATAAAAAAACAGTAGGTCAAGGAGATAGAGCTAAGGATTTAGTTCAAATGGTTGGAGGAAAATTTAACAACCATAAAGGACTTTTAAATGTAAAAATATTAGCAGAACAACCAGGACTTATACAAAGTACTGTTGCAGATACAATAGGTCGCTTAAGCCATGCAACAACCACATTTCAAAGAACATACGAATTAGGGAATACATCAGGAGGTGTTGGCTCAGATGCAAAAATAAGGATTGAATTTATGGTTGATGAACTTATTAATCCCGAGCCATTAGGAACTTATTTTTTTGAATGTCAATTAAAGATAATTGGTGGTGGAAATTTTATAGCAGGCAGTGATGTTGTAGATCCTTTTTGGGGGGGATTTATAAATGATGACATTATTGGTGGTGTTCTGCCTTTTACTTTTTTTATTGATGGCGATAGAACTAGCGATTTAACAACATCAACGTTATTACTATTAGTAGATAGCCCTAATCCAGACACGCCGGCTAATGTAACATCGTTTTCATACAACGCAGGGCAAGATAGAACAGAAATCGTAACAGATGTGGCTTTTGATTCAAAATACGAACACATGGTTTCAGTGGTTGCCAATAGTTTTTGGAGTAAAAAAATTAACTCAACAGCTAAAGGGAATAAAACTATGATGGTGTACGAAACACCAGAAATACCATACAACGAAGATACCACAATAATACTTGACTTCTTCTTAACTGGGAATACTTCAGTAGGTTTTGAGTATTGGAGGGTATACGATTTAAAAACTTTTGTACCTAGTGATGATGGAGATATAGCGGACATTGAATATAATGTTGGTAACCCAAATTCTGATTTTACAGATGAACTTGATTTAGGGACATTATTAATAGATGATGAAAGTAAAGTAGTAGCTGTAAACGCATTACAAGTAGATGAAGAGTTTACTACAGCAAACCCACAAGAGTTAGTAAAATCAACCGTATGGGATGCAGATTTCCCTACAAATGAAACTTTAACAGGAACTAGAGCTTTAGAAGCCATGAGCTTACAAGTTACGCCTGTAGAGATATTAAGAAGTAATATAGAAGGGGATTATTACCCCTTCTATTCCCTTAGTTATAATGATAAAATATATGTGTTCGCTGGTTATAAATTCGACTATACAACAGATGAACAAGATGGTGAATGGTTTGAGGTTGCCACAGCTAGATTAGGTGTAGGTGCAACAGTAATAAAAAAGATCAAAAACCCTGGGGAAACCGTTATAAGTGGTGAAATTAAAGTACACACAAAGAACACGGTTGATAATACACAAGTACTGACAACAGCAACAGGAATAACGCCAGCAGGACTTATAACAAGCATTGCTATTAATGCCCCCAATAATGATAGGTTAAGGTCTGGAGACACAGTAGATGTTGTACATCCTGTAAGTCACGCTATTGTAGAAACCATTGTTTTATCAGCAGACGTTCAGCCCACTGATATTACTATATCTATAGCAGAACAAACTACTGTAAACGATATTACAGAGGGCATGTATCTATCCTTTAAAAAAGGGGAGGTTGTAGATGCTAAGATAATCCGTGGTGATCAAATTGTAGGTGCAGGAGGGGTAACTAATGAAATGCTGTTTAATAATGCCGGCCTTGTAGATGGTACAGAGTTTCTAACAGTTGACGAAGCACTAAAAACATTTAGATTCTCATCTGATTTAGTTGGTTATTTAGATGTTAAAGGGAATGATTTAACATCTAATCAAGACATAAATTTAACAAGTGGAGCCACATTTGATATTAATTTACTATCTGGTAGTAATAAAGTAGGTGTTAACACAACAGTAGCTACAGCGGTACTAGATTTAGATGGAGCTACAAGTGGCAGAGCATCACTAAGAATCAGAGATCAAGTCGCTGTTTCAAGTCCTAATGATGGGGATGTTTATAACGACACAGCAGATAATAAACTTAAATTCTACAATGGTACAGTTACAGATATTTTAAGCGTAGCTGGTTTAGATACAGAAGTACAATTCAATAACGGGGGCATTAGAAGCACATCAACTTCCTTTATATATGACCATACTAATAATAGGTTAAAACTAGGAGGATCTGTATTAACAGCAGTGTTGAATGTGAAAGGAGCTAATGCGTTAAACGGATTTTCTGCATTAAAAGTAGAAAACAGTGCAGGAACAGTATTGTTAGACACTCAAAATGATGGTGAGTTTCTAATAGATGGTAGAATTGAACAAACAGGGTTAGGGGATAGTGTTTTTATTGGTAAAGATGCAGGGAAACTAGATGATGGAACAGGCAATAAAAATATAGGCTTAGGATTTCAACCTTTATTTGCGGTAACAAGTGGATCAGGTAATTTTGCAGGTGGATGGCAAGCATTAGGAGCTTTAACTATAGGAGGCAATAATTTAGCTTTTGGTCAGTTTGCGTTATTAAGCATTACAACCACCTCAAATCTTATAGGACTTGGCAGAAATGCTGGCAGGTTTCTTGATGATGGGGTTACAGCTAATCAAACATCATCTAATAGTGTTTATATAGGCATTGATACGCGTTCAGGGGCTACAGCAAGTAGAACCAATGAAACAGTTATAGGTTATCAGGCTATTAGCAATGGGTCTAATACAGTAACATTAGGGAATAGTAGTGTAACAGATGTTTTTATAGCTGGGGATTGGCATGTGGGGGACAGATTATTATATTCAGCTACCATAACATTAGGCAATAACGCCACCCCGACAGTTGCAGAAGGGAATGTTTTTGTAACAGGAGGAACAACGGCAATCACTGATTTTGATGACGGTGTTGTAGGTCAAACTATCCAAATATTAGCAGAACATACTATAACAATTACCGATGGAACACCTATACAATTAATGGGGGGAGATGATTTTAATATGGTGTCACAAAATTCATTAACTTTGACTATGTTTAACGATCAAATTTGGCATGAAACTGCTAGAACATAATGGGATTTAGAGGATATTTACCACAAAATGAAAACTTATCACACACTGTAAATACTAGAGTGTATGAGGCCCAAATTGACACGGTTGCAATAGTGTTGACAGGTATGCCAAGGGTAGTGTTTGTGACAACAGAAGGAGCAAGCACAAGACAAATTAAAGAAATAGTGCCAAAAATTAAGGTTTCAGATATAACAGACCTAACAACACTACCTCCTACAGGAGTTATTATAACAGACGGTGCAGCAGACGCTATTGTGGATGTTTGTCAAAGCGGTTATGTAGGTGGGTTTGACACTAGCTCACTAGCTGCTAATGATGTGTTATATTTAACCACAAACGGTAATCTAACAACGACAAGACCCAAAGAAGATTTTGTTGTACAGATGGGTAAAGTTGCAACAGTAGACGCTAGTAATGGTATTATAATGATCGACCAACAAGTTTATCCTAATCCTGAGCGATACTACGGAGGGTTAAGTGTGGATGGCAACGCAACAGCAACAACATTTGCATTAGATACATTAACACAATTTGAGGAATTTGATACCGTTGAGGTTAAAAGTAACACAGTACCAAGTGTAGCAGAGAGCCATATAGAAATAGAGAAAGATGGTGTATATGAGGTTCATTGTGTAATCACAGCTACAGGAGGTAATCAAAAGATTTTTGTGTTCCAAATATATAAAAACAATGGCGCTACTGCGTTAGATAATTTAATAAGTTCGGAAAGGGTAGTACAAATAAATGACCCTGCAACCGTAACGTTATCAGGGCAAATAGAAGCATTGGATGGCGACACCTTAGAGTTATGGATAATTTCTGCCAATGGTACTAGTGTAACATTAACCGAAGTGTCATTTGATTTAAACAGAATAGCACCAATTCCATAATGTGTATATTTGTAGTGATATGACAATAATATTAAAAGATTCAGCCATTGACGAAATAGATGCGCTATTAAAAACATTACCTATTAACACATTGCCAGTAGTTGAAAGAGTAATGAAAGTATTAAAAGATAATCTTCAAAAAGAGAAAAAGAAATGATAGCATTTAAAACAAAACAAGCGCACTTAATTGATCCTTTTAATCAGATTACAGATAAAGTTGTTGCAGCAGTGACAGAGATTAATATTAACAAACTATCAGGTGACTACCTGTTGAAATGGAATTACTTTTTAATAGTCGAAGAAGACGGAGAAGAGAAATTAGTTAAATTGGATCCGCATAAGAGAGACAACTTTAAAGAGTACACATTACAGCAAGTATTAGATTATCATACGGCAAACCCAACAACAGAGACATTGTTACCAGAGATAGAAGATAAACTATTTTTTAAGTCTTTAAAAAGTCAGGTTGTAGCAGATGGGATATTAGGATTAAGTGCATCAGATTGGGAGCCTCATGCCTAAAATGCCAGACAAAAAATATCGAATACCAGAAGCTAAAAGGGTACATAATAAGCCTAAAAACTGGCTAAAAAATCAGGAGCATTCTAATATATACCACTCTACAAGATGGAGAAAGTTAAGAGACTGGTATATGATGAATAACCCTGTTTGTATAATACCTGGATGTTCAAGGGCTGCTAAGTTTTTAGACCATAAAGACCCTATTGGTGACGGTGGTGCAATATGGGACACAAACAACCTACAAGGCTTATGTTCAAGTTGCAACGGTAGAAAAACAGCAAAGCAAAAAAGTTACACAAAGAAAATTTAACCTTAATTATTATTGTACAATGATTACGCAGGCTATATATGATCTTCTAAATGTTGCCAACATAACAGTTTTAGTAGGTACTAATATATCGCCAGTAGTAGCAACTCCTGGGGTATCATTACCTTGGGTTGTATTTAATGAGCGTGGAGTACCAGAGGACTTTAAAAAAGGCACAGATAGCACCCATTCAATCGTATCAAACTTTGACGTACAGATAGATATCTATTGTGAGAAAGGCAAGGATGGTAATGGTGGTTTCTTAGAGTGTAACACTATAGGAGACGCAATTAAACTAGAACTAGACGGGTTAACACCTCAATTAATCGGTGGTGTGAATATAGAGGAAGTAGTATTAAGAGAAGAACAAAACATTTACGACCCCATTAGTGAGGCCGCAAGACAAATATTAGAATTTAATTTTAGAGTAAGACCGTAATGACATCAAACGAAACAGGATATAAAAACTTCCTGAAAAACCAATCACCTTCTAACGCAGCTTTAAGCGTAAGTAATATACTAGCTCACAACACACCATTTACAGGGCCAGAGGATGACTATTATCAAGATTGGAACATCCTTAACGCAGCTGATAAAGAAACAAGCGAGAACCTTATTACAGATGCTTTGTTTGCAGAGATAGCAGAGGTGGATCATGTAGTATGGGAGGGTGAATTTGAGACAGTTGGTGTAGTATTTACAGGAGGCGAAACATTACCAGATAAATGTAGGAAACGAAGACCCCAAACATGATACGAATTGTGATCATAAAGTTAGTATTTGACTGGATTTACCATTATTTAGCAGGCGTATATCCTGCAATTATGATGTCTGTAAATTGGTCAATTGCATACAACTTTATTGATTACATGTTTCTTTCAGCTGTTCTACTTCATATATTTTTCTTAATTGATTCACAGAAATTAAAACGTAATTGGGTAACAAAATTTAAGACCATTACAAAATTCTTTTTCTTCATGGGATCTATGAGTTATTGGCTTATAGCATGGATGGAAACGTGGTTTATTAACGCCTCTCTTGAAGAATTTCAAGCAGGGTTGTTAATTGACGGGATTTATTGGACACATATTGCTAGTGCTATTATTGGGTTAATAACATTTATGGCTACTTACGAATTTAGACGGCTTTACAGCCAGTACAGATATATATGAAAAACACAGTACTAACATGGTTAAGCGAACACGCACAAATATTAATAGCCTCTTTTATAGGGGGGTGGATTCAGGTATACTTTGCAAAGAAGCGTAAGAACGTGAAATTTAGTTTCTTTGATTTAGTAATGAATATTCTAATAGCTATGTTTGTTGGATGGGGCGTAAGTGAGATAGCAACCTTAATGAATAAAGCCGAATGGGCAACCGTAGCGGCTATGTTAGCAAGTATATCAAGTAATTCAATACTTAACACTTATTTAAACAATGAGAAAGGTATATGGAGGCAGATATTACAGCTTAAATTTAACATCAAGTTAGATGATAAAGAAAAAGATTAGTATATTGCGAGTGCAATTTTTGATAATAATTCATAGTTTTTAACATCAAGTTAGATTTAGACCATCCTTTACGGGGTGGTTTTTTATTGTATATTTGTATAAATCATTGAAACAGAAAAATGGTAACTTATTACAACACAAAAGACCTGACAAAATTCGGCGAATACCTCTTGTCAGATGAGCGTAAGAAGCGCACAAGCAAAGCCGCTAGGCAAAATGTAACCCACGCAGACGTATTAAACTGGAAGGAAACCCTAAAGGAAGGGGTAATATCTGGTAGGGATTTAATTTTAGTCCAACAAAGAGAGCGTAGACTTACAAGATAACTTTAACTATATTTGTATTATGGATTACGATAAAAACAAATGGAATTTCAACTTTGAAGAAACTGTAGCTATTTTAGACTCACTAACTGTCTATTCGACAGATGGATACAAACCCAATACATTCACTGGCCTTCTTAATTTAGTTCAAGACATAGATAAACTAGGTGAAACCCCTATACAAGTTACAGACAACCAACCACTAGAAAGAGGCAGAGTACACTAATGAAACGAACAAATTTAATAAAAACAGACGTACATTGTTATGAATCATATTCTTTAGAGGATGATGGGGTGGTGTACAATATTGATGTAAGGTCATCAAAAAAAGAGGGATATAAAAAGTATGTTATTAGTTGCCAAACTGAGCATGGACTTTTTACATCATCCTCTGTAGTAAATGACCAATTAATCCTAATTCAAAGTAAAGAATGGTTCCATAAATACCTACTAAAGGTATATAAAACACATCTGAATAAGGAAGTTGAAAACAAAACCTACTTACAAGGATGAGCCACACACAAGTAAAAAGCTATACTGATAAACAACTATTAGAGCACGTAATTAATATAAATGGTTTCAACGGTTTACCACAAGGTTACTGGATCTTAGCTATAAGAAGCAATGAAGATGTCTTTGATGTGTTTGATGATAAATTCTACATATTCAAAGGTAGTGAGTTTATTGATGTAATGACCGGCACAACTAATACAGGGAGCTATGGTTTAAAAGCTTTTACTAAATGGAATAAGAACGGTGCAGCCATTATTAAATCAAATGAGTGGTACTATGATGTTTACCAAAAAGGATTGCACAGGGGTAAAATGACAGCCCTTAGACAAGTAGGTAAAATGAAATATTACAGAGATGGTAATAAGGATAAAAAGATTGATGAGGTAGGAACAATCTACGAGGACAACTATTATACTAACTTCCACACTAACGATTACACAATGACTAAAGGAATTAAAACCTGGGTAATTGGTGGTTGGTCAGTAGGGTGTTTAGTGTCTAATAATATAGAAAAGTATTATAATTTCTTATCTAAAGTTGGGTATAATAAAGTAAGTCTATGTTTGATTAAAGAGTTTTAAATGGCTTGGATTAGAGTAGAAGATGGCAAAAAAACAAACTGGCTGCAAAGAAATTGGCAACTTGTGCTGTTTTGTATATTTTTATTCTGGTTAGGTAGATCTAGTTTTTTAAGACAAACTACAGTAGACACAGTAGCAAGCGTTGAAGATGTTGTTGATAGTCTATTAATAGATAATCGTATAAAATCTATAAATGATGTACATGATAGTTTAGAGATTGAGGAATTAAAGCAAGATACAGCCAATATACAAGCAGAGAATAGAGAGTTAAAAATTCAATACGCTAACATAAGCTACAAATTAAAGGTCCAAATGTTAGAGGGCATAGTAGGCGATGTAGTAGTACATGATAATTTAGTGTGTTTAAACGAGTCCCAGATAGATAGTGTTAATATCCTATCAATGGACAAAGAAGAGTGTGAGGAAGTGCTAGAAATAGCCAAGAACGTAATAGTTTTAAAGGATAAAATCATAGATTCTAAACAAGAGCAGATTATTAACTGGAGAATCATACACGATACCACTACAGTAGAGATAACCCAATTAAGGAATGTCTACCAAGCTAATAAAAAGGATAAGAAAAAGATTAAAAGGAACAGAAAGTTTGCGATAGGTGCTATTATTGTGGCAGTTTTAGAGGGGTGGTTACTCTCTATTTAAGGTACACCCCTTTGTCATATCGTAATCTCATGGGGGTTTAAGGGGGATCAAACGCGGTCTCCCTTTCTTTTATAAAGTTTTTCTTGTATTAATAAATTATTGTATTATATTTGTACTAACGATATGACAGAAACAATAAATATAAGGCTTTGGTTTATGGGAAGTTTACCAGAACATGTAGACTTTACAAGTCAAGAAGCTAAAGATTTTATAAAATACGTTAAAACAATAAAACCAATAGATAATATACGCGAATCTAAACACCCACATGACCTTTTTTTATGGTATATTGAAGTAGGCAACCATGTAAAATTAGATTATGACTTTTATAATAACTTAAAAAGAGGGGCAGTATTTCAACCATCTTGTTTTATTATAGCACCAAGCACTAAATTTGATAAATGGTTATTAGAACAGTTTGAGGGTATTTATTTTGCTATTAATTTAGAAGAATGGGAATCTCCCAATAGCTTAATATTACATCTTGAACATAGTGATGATTGGTTTGGTTTAAAAGACTTTATATTAAATATAAAATGAGCAAATTACAAGCAGAGGCAATTTACAACCAAATGATAGATCAAATGCCATTCAAATTAAGTGATGACATAAAGCCATACATAATAGAGGCGATGGAAGTGTACAGTTATTCACAACTATGTGCCAGAAAAGACGCAATAAAAGAAGAACATATTTTAAGTGGGCTAAACAATGTGATAGAAAATGGAATATATAGAGATGGGCAAAAAGCCATGAAAAAGCGTATTTTAACAAAATTTAATAATTAAAATCTTATGACCTTCACACAACTACATAAACACACTACAGTATCAATACACAACATGTGGTTAGATGCAGATAGATTTCAAAGAGAGTTTTTAGAAGCCTTTATGATGCTGCATAGAGCAGAGGAATATGGGGCATTAGAATCGGAAAGATTAAGACATAAAAATGTATAAAAAACTAGAGAAAGTAAAAGCAGAATTAGAAGCCATTTCAAAGGACAGTAAAAACCCGTTCTTTAAAAGTGCCTATTTTGATATAAACCAACTATTAAAACACGTTGAGCCTATCATACAAAAACATGGTTTAGTGTTATTGCAGCCTATTAAAAATGGTATAGTGTCTAGTATTATACATGATAATGAAACAGATGATTTTGTTTCAAGTGAATTAGAGCTACCAAAATTAGACGATCCACAAAAATTAGGATCTTGTATTACTTATTACAGAAGATATACACTACAGAGTTTATTAGCTTTACAGGCAGAGGATGATGATGGTAATAAAACAACACAAAATAAAGACACACAAACTAGAGGTGCAGTACCTCTACAAGTAGGTAAAAAGTTTCCAGATAAATGGTTAAATATTAAAGACCAACAAGGCAATGCTACTAGAGAATGGAAGAATCTATTAAACTCTATTAAAGAGGCTAAAATAACCACCTTAAAACAAGTTACAGATGTTTATAAGGTAAGTAAAGTAAACCAAGAATTAATATTAAAAGAATTAAATAATGAATAAAGAATTAGAAAAAACATTGCAAACTATTTTAGATAAATCTATTGAGGTTGCAGAAAAAACAGGAGAATTTGTAGTAGAACAAGCCCCATTATTATTACAAGAGTTTTATAAATGGCATATTGCAAGTGCTATGTTAGGGATATTGTTGGGTACTTTTTTTGCTGTTTGTACATATAAAGGGTTTAAACGTCTTATGTTTTTAGAAGAAAAAAATAGTTATGCAGATTATGATGTTTTTGCATACGTTTTAGCAACAATAGGAGGTATAACTTCAATAGTTATATTTTGTGTAAATACTTATGATTTAATATTTATACTAGTAGCGCCTAAATTGTATTTAATAGAATATTTTATGAAAGATTAACATATGAAATTCAACATAAATAAGCTAATAAAAGACTACCAGAAGAGAACCGGCAAGGATGATAGAATGGTAGCTATTGAGATGTTCCCTAAATTCACACCTAAGCACGCAATGGAAACACTGCGCAGAGTAAGATTAAAACAAAAGATTTTAAGAGTAGAGTTTATAATACACTGTTTAGAGGTATTTAAAGTATCACCTAATGAAGCGTTTGGTTATGAAAAGAGTTAATGTGCCTATAAGAGATGTTTATTGTATAGAATCATTTATCTTAAAACATGAAGGAATAGAATACAATATAGATGTAAAAGATTCTTTTATTTCTAATTGCTCTAAATATACTATATGGACTAATACCGATTTTGGGCCTTTTATAAGTAATCAAGATGTAAGTCATGAATTTATAAAGGTTGTACCTAAAAGAAAATTATATGATGCTATAGTAAGAAATTACAAATACTCACTAGAGGCAGCAATTAAACAAGTATCTGAAAAGAGTAAGTTATGACCCAAACAACCCTACAATTCCACCACAGCACAGCTCAAACAAACGAAGAACGTTTAAGAGAGACTGTAAAAGCAACATCTCAAACAGCTCAAATATGGGCTTTAATGAGTGACGGACATAAAAGAACATCAGTTCAAGTGTCAGACGCTCTTAAACTTAATTTAAACAGCACCAGGAGAGCTTTAACCGATCTAATGAATAAGTTTAACTTGGTTCAAAAGTTAGAAGAGGGCAAAATAGAGAGGTTTGGAGGGTTTAACCATTATTATTTGAAGGTATGAAATCAGTAAAAGAATTTATAAAAAGTGCAGGTTATACTGAAAGTAGAAGTTTAACATTTGTAGATTTAGAATATATGGTGAAGGCTTATGCAATTCATATAATAAATCAAGCATCAGAAGAGGCAAGAGTTACTAGCACAGGGGAATATTATAACCGACATTTTGAAATAGATAAAGAATCAATTTTAAAACTTAAAACAAAATTATGAATTACAAACCAAAATCATCATTAGTATTTATGACAGTGTTATTTATAATACTAGGTATAATAATAGTAGGACCTTTTTACTTAGGGCAGTTTAGTAATATAGTTTTAGGGGCTGAGTGGGTAGAACCTATTAATTTATATACTTATGTTTGGGTTTATTCAATGGGAGCGTTATCGCTTATGTATTTATGTGGTGGAGTTGTAGTTTTATACCTTTTATATAAGGCTTTTACAATGGTATTTTATTAAAGAAAAAATTATGAAATCAGAAGAATTAAGATTAGGTAATTATTACAACCGAACGGACGGTAAAGACAAAAGTGTTCAAGTAAATATTAATGACATGGTTGCATGGTCGAAGGGGGCTATATATGGCAAACCCATCCCATTAACAGAAGAATGGTTAGTTAATTTTGGGTTTGATTTAGATATTGGGGTAGGTGTTTGGTTTGGTAATAAATTTGGGGATTATCGTTTTACTATATGGGATAAATACGAAGGTGTGGAATATAAATTCAGTATAGAAAATTCATTATATATTCAATTAAAACACGTCCATCAACTCCAAAACCTATACTTCGCTTTAACAGGAGAGGAATTAGAAATTAATTAACTATATTTGTGATGCAGAACGTATGAAATCACAAACAATATTTATTAAAACATTAGACCTTAGAGCGGTTACATCATCTAGTTTTGTATGTTCTGCACCCCGCTCTTTAGGTCTATACATAAAAAAAGCAGAGCATGAGATTTTTAGAAAAAGATTTAGAGGATATTATTCATTCAACTTCTAATAGACAATTAGAAGATAGGGGTTTAATAATTAAAGGGTTTAAATTAAGGCAAGTAAGGATAGGAAACTATGGTGTTGCAGATTTAATTACAATACAAAAATTTGCTAATTTAATGAAAAATCAAGAGGGTAAAGAAAACTCTTATTGTAATGGACACAGAATAAAAGTAACAATATTTGAGTTAAAAAAAGATCAAATAACTTCAAAAACTTTAAGCCAAGCACTGAGATATTTTAAAGGTGTTAGTGAATATATTAATTCAGTTGTTGTAGATAAATATGAGTTGCTGGATTATGATATAGATTTAGTTTTAATTGGTAGCCGTATAGAATCAGACATGTATTATGCTGGAGATTTTTTTGATAATTTGACTATTTATAAATATGAGTATAATCTTAATGGTTTATATTTTAAAAAGTTAAATAATTATAGTTTAGTTGAAAATGGATTTAAGCTATGAGTAAATTAAGGAGTATAAGCACAGCCTTTTGGAGTGATCCATTTATAGAGAAGTTAAAGCCAGTAGAAAAACTCTTATTTATTTATCTGATTACTAATGAAAAAACTAATATGCTTGGTATTTATGAGGCGTCTATTGGTAAAATGGCATTTGAAACAGGTATAAATGAGGGTTTGTTAGTTAATGCTTTGAAAGGCTTTGAAAAGATAGGTAAGGTTAAATATATCAATCATTATGTAATATTAGTAAATTTCTTGAAGCACCAGAATTTCAATACCAACATGAAGAAGTCAGCTATTGATGTATATAACTCACTACCTAATGAATTAAAGGATAAGAAGTTGTGTGTAACAAAAGATAACCCTTCTAAAGGCTTCGAAACCCTTTTAAACCATTACGGTATGGTTTCGAAAGTTGAAGTAGAAGTATTAGAAGATGAATCTAATTTAATATATTTAAAAGATGTATCATCTCCACCTGACGGTGTAGACATATTACATTTTTATATTGCTAAAGGCTTTTACAATCTATTCCTACTCAAAGGAGAAACTAAAACCCTATTAAAAGCTAAAGTAGTTCATTGGGTAAAGATAATACGCTTACTAATCAACGAGGATAAAGTAACCCTAGAACAGTTAGTAGCTATTAAATACTACTTTGAGAAATGCCAGCAGGGAGACCGGCAGGTAAAAGATTGGTGGTTTAATAACATCAATAGCGTAGCAGCATTTAGAAAGAAGGATAAGGATAACGAATATCATTATGATAAAATAACTAAGGACATTAAGGTATGGGTAAAATCTAATCCAGATATTCAGGCAGAGGTAATAACACGAACTAAAAAACTTAAAGAGAAAACAAAATGAATGAAAAATTAAAAAAACAATTTGAGAAAGAGACTCATTCAATAGAGCCTAGATTTATAAATTATGATATACCTCCAAAGTTTGAGGATTACAGATTAGATATGTATAATTATCAACAACTTTATTATACATGGATTGAATACAAACTACTTCACGCGTCTATTAATAATGAAGAAATAGACGATATAATTGAAAAAGTTTCGTTTACAAGTATACACTCTGATTCTCATATAGCATTCGCTAAAACAAGGGGTGATGTTTATTTGAAGATAATAAAATGGTTACAAAAATTAAAGATTAGATAAAATAAACTAATAAAACACCAACCCCATGTTAACCCCCGACCAAAAAGAGCTACACATTAAGCTAGAAGCAGAGCTTTATAGGATTAGATTGGATCCTAAGAAGGACATAGATCGACCACCATCTATTTTATCAGTAGTAGAACGTAAGGGCACAACCTCAACATATATTCCGGTATTCTCATTAGGTGATTTAAGTTTAATACAAGGCCGTCAAAAGTCCAAGAAAACATATTTTACCTCTACATTAGTATCTCAAATGATGAGTAAACGATATAAGAAACTACACGCAGAACCACCAAAAGAAACCACAATAGCAGTGTTTGATACTGAACAGTCAGATTACTATGCACAAATAACTAATCAACGTATAAACAAATTAAGTAATTCAAAACAGGAGTATTATTATTTCCCTATGAGAGAGAAGAACCCAAAGGAGCGTAAAGACTTAATAGAGTTCTTCATTAGAGGCCACAAAGATAAAATTAGCCTACTTTTGATAGATGGGGTTGTAGACCTTTTGTTTGATTTTAATGACCTGAAAGAATGCACACTGCTGGTTCAATGGATAATGACAATAACTAAAGAATGTAATGTTCATATAGTTTGTGTACTCCATGAGAACCAGGGAGATGGTAAGGCAAGGGGGCATATAGGCACACTACTAGCACAAAAAGCTGAGACAGTACTAAGAATAGAGAAGAACGCCACAGATTGGTCAAGATCAACTATAACAGCTAAAGACACAAGAGGCAAGCAATTTATGGATTTTGATATAGTAATTGACGGTAATGGAATCCCACATTTAACAGAAAAAGAAGAACAAGCAGAAATATTTTAACCAATGAATTACACAGAAAAATCAATTCAAAAGGGATTGTGGAGTTGTTTTAGGAGTCACAAATATAGGATGATGAATATTCATTTCTTCCCTTATGCCGAAGCTGATTGGTTGAGTTGGTTACAAAGTGGTTATTGTTGGGAGATTGAAATAAAAGTTAGCCGTAGCGATTTTAAAGCTGATTTCAAAAAAGAAAAGCATGATAGGTTTAAGAATTGTATGCGAGGTAAATTCTTAGGAGTTAAAAAGGGTTATGTATCAAAAAGGTACCCTAAAAGTCCCAGTCAAGCGTATTTCCCAGAGCTACTTACTATTATAAAAAGAGATAGATATAATAGAGAATTAGGGGTTAGGGAAAATGTGGTAGTACGATATGATGAGGAAAGCTACACATCAATATCTTATGTGGATAGTAAAGATACCCCAAATAAATTTTGGTATATAGTGCCAGAAAATTTAATAGAAGCTAATGAAGTTCCTGACTACGCGGGGTTAATGTATATTGATGATAAAAATGGAATTACCATTATTAAGAATGCTCCTTTTATTCATAAAAAGAAACATGATGTTACCAAAAGTTTCAATAAAATGTATTATTGTTATGAACATCAAGTTAGACAATCATTATTCCCTAAACCATTAATATTATTTTAATTATGACAGACGAAAAAGCAAAAGAGATATTGGCAGAAGGCAATGAGTATTTAAAAGAGACTAAGTTATTAATTAACGATTTAAAATTTAGATTATCCACGGCTCCAGAATCAAAGAAGGAGTTATTAAAACAATGGGTTAATACGTTAGAAAATGTTTATAATTATACCCTAATTCAAGAAATTAGAGTAGAGGATAAAGATTCAGCGCTTGCTAGAAGGGCTATTAAAATATATGAACAGAAGTTAAAAATAAATGAATTACAATGGGAATTACAAAAAGCAGAGAAAATAGAACAATTTTAACAGATAAAGCAAAAGAGTTATGACATATTCAATAAAAATACCAAATGGGATTATGACATTTGTTGAGTCAAAGGCAGAATGTCCACATTGTGAAAGACATATCCCGTTTGATGAAATAGAAGAAAAGTGGGTGAAACAAGAAAAACATTATATGAGAATGAAGTGTAAGTGTAAGCGGTTTATTGGAATTACTTGTATGATGAATGGAGATTTTGTAGCTTATAGCCTTAAATGACCACCTACACTATAACCTACACCCAATATAAATATACTACCATAGTATCAGGTTTGTCGCAAGATCAATTAAAGAGGCAGCAAAAGGTATTAGAGAAGCAAAATATCATCTATTGTGATGAGCCATTTAAAAGAATTACAGGAAACATTAAATAAAAACTTGTATTAATACAAAATAATATTATATTTGAAGAACGATATGACAGAATTAAAATTAAAACACTTAACACCTTACCTTCCTTATGGATTGAAATTACAGCACAATAATGGTATAATAAAACCTTTTTATGGTATAAGTGAACAATACAAAGACGGGACTTTTATGTTATACTGGCCAGAAAATGATGGTACAATTAACGCATCATCAAACTATAAACCCATCCTACACCCTTTATCTGATTTAACTAAAGAGATAACAGTTAACGGGGAAACGTTTGTTCCTATGAAAAGATTCTTTTCTATGAAATCAAAAGATTGGGATAAATGCAATAGAAAGAAAGTAATGAAGAAGTCGTTTATTAGAGATTTAAAAAATGGGGATTTACCATATATGTACATTGAACAGCTACACAAATGGAAGTTTGACGTTTCTGGACTTATAGAATTAGGTCTTGCTATCTCTGTAACAAATTTAGAAGCTAATCCTTATGAATAAGACACAACATTTTTTTCGTCAAAGCGTAAATCCAAAGCTATGCAGAAGGTGTAACCAACCTAAAAATTCAGTTAAACATATTATGTACCCTAAATTTAAAGAAGATGAACGAAGTACAGAAAGAATTAGAAGTTGATTTTGACCTTTATTGGGCTGAATTTGGTAATACCTACCCATTAGTAGTAGATATAGAAGGCGTTAAAGCTGTTGCACAAAACGCATTTATTGGCGGGGCATTAGCTCGCCAAGCTATTGCAGAAAGAGAATTAGGATTATGAAATACGATTTATCTATAACTAGAGACAGATTAGAATTTATAAATAAAACTAGTAGAGTAATCCATGAAGGGGTAAAAGTAGAGCTGACTAAAACTAGAAAAAAGCGTACAGTAAAACAGAATGCTTACCTCCATATAGTTTTTAATCTCTGGGCTATCAATTATGGCGACACACTTTTAGAGGCTAAGACGGACTTAAAAAGGGACTATGGTATGTTTTATACTAAAAACGGCAAACGTTACTTAAAAAGCACCGCAGACCTCAACACGAAGGAATTAAGCACCTTTATTGAGTGGATTAGAAACCGTGCAGCAAAAGAGGGTGATTTTTACATTTGTACAGCAGAAGAATATTTAATAGATCAATTTAATATAGATAAAGAAATACAATCTAACAGACAATATTTATGAACATAGCAAACAATAAAGAATTAAAGATTGGTGATGAAGTGTGTTACCAACCTCAACATCATAGTAAATATGAAAATGGCATAGTAAAAAGTATCCCAACTCATACTGATCAAAGTGTATTTGTAGTTTACAATTGCGGAGGTAAATGGCATAATTTCACAGATTATACTGCGGCATTAACAAATATAAGAGACTTAACTAAAGGATGGAAATATAATTAAAATCACAACATTATGAACTATTTCCACATACCAGGTTTAAAAGATTTTGTAATTATGAAGCAATTGAGTAAACTAAACACAATTGAGTCAATAGAATTACGTATTGTAAAGCAGAAAATGAACGACCCACAGGTTAAAAAGAAATTAGATGTAGATAACCCAGAGCAGTTATTACAACTTCTTAAAACACGATCAAGACTAAGACCATTACCATTCATTAAGACTATTATTTACTACTTTGTACACGAAATACACCCTAATTTTGGATGTATATCAATGGGCCGGAGGTTTAATCGAGACCATTCTACTGTATTAGTGGGTAAAACTGAGTATATGAACAGAGTTAAAACAAACAAGAAGGTATTTAGCCAACATTTAGAGTTTTGTCACAGTTTTGGTATAAAAAATAAATTACAATTAATATTAAAATAATGAAGAATTTATTATGTAAAATTTTTGGACACAATATGTTTCTTGTTGTAGAAATAGATAATGGGCGTTCTAAATATGGTGACCATAAATGTTCAAGATGTGGGAAGGTAGAGCATTACCAGTATGATTATAGTCAATTTTAAACAATTAATATGAGTAACAAATATTACACATCAGACGGCATGGGAGTAAGTAAACCAGCAATAGATCAGAGAATTAGAAGAGCTAAAGAAACTAAGCTAGAGCAGCAAAGAACGGATGAAGGTTTTAACTTCTGCGAGCAATGCGGGTTGGCTACAGGTAGATTAGATTGCGCCCATACAATAAGTGTAGATGAGTGCCAAAAGACACGCAGAGTTGAATTAGCATGGGATGTTGAGAACATAAAAGTGAAATGTCGTAATTGTCATCAAATACAAGATAAATTAAACCTAAACCCATGAAAGAATTTATAGATAAAATAGATAGGTTAATGATTAAGATCGGAGATCTTGAGAAAGTAACGGTTGATTTAAGAGCCATTAATCACAATTTAGGGTACAGCAAGAACCATACAGAATATTTACTATCAAGAAGTGAAGAAGAAAACCAAGAGTTAAAAGACCAACTAAAGCAATTTGAGTTTCAATTAAGGGATAAAACTAATTCAGTAGAAGGGGGAGCAGAAGAGTATTACAATAACTTAGAATATAAAATGCAATTCACCAAGCTAACAAAAACAGGCATAAACAGTAATTATGAACGTGTATTTGATTTTGCAGAAGATTATTCTACATCCCAAATAAAGAAGAAGGTGGGGGAGATAATAAAATCATTAAATATTCCAGAGTGGGATGGAGATTATGAAAATTTACCAGAAGGATATGCAGACGGAATCATGTGGAGAGATATTTTAACCCAACTAACTAAATGAGATGAACAAAGAAGAATTTTGGAAAGACATACCCGGATATGAGGGATTGTATCAAGCGTCAAGTATGGGGCGTGTAAGAAAACTGCTTGCAGCCAACTTACAATATTGTATAATTTAAAGAAGTAGAGAAATGAAAGTAGTAAATTTAGATAATATTGACAACATCGTTTTTGATGGCATTAACCACAAAGACGCACCTGATTATTGTGACACTTATATTGTGTCAGCAGATTATAATGGTGTTCCAATGACTGAAAATGAAATTGCAGAACTGCCATCAGAATTTATACATGAACAATTAATAGAACATTTAAGTTAAAATTATGAGTGAGTCATTAGAATATGCAATAGATAGCTACTTAGACGGTTTTAATTCAGAAATGAAAAAATATACGATTAAAGAAATGTATGAAAAGGTTAAAACTTGGACAGACCCAGAGGCAGCAAAAAAATACTTAGACACTTTAAATAACACAGCGTAAGCCTAAAAGAGTATGATAGAAGTAACATGGTTAAAAACAACAGTATTAATAATAGGCTTTATAGCTGGATTCATAGCAGGGGTCTATGTTGGGAGAAAGAAGTAACTTTGCCGCATGGTAATTTATAAACAATTAGCCAAAGATGGACATAAGCTAGTTAATGATGCCATTGGGGGCTTAAACATGTTAGATAGCGCAATAGATGATCGTGCTATCCATGACGCAATACAAAGAATGAGAAATGATGCAGCTGTACTAGAATTGCTGCTTGATAGAGACGAAAATAATTAAAAAATTAAATAATGGATGACAGTAAAGGAAATTTTGAAGTAATTGAATTATCAACGTTTAATAAGCAAATGGAGACGCCAGACCCTAAAGTGTTTCAGGTAGGTGAAATTATTGAAGTTAGAGGTAGTAGGCTTAGGGTTGAAAAGATTTATAAACGTAAGATTATGTTTAAACTTTTACCTCAATTAAAATGAACCTACTAATATTAATAACAGTATTCCTCTATTTATGTTATGATAGAACAATAATGGAGCGTAGACATAAACCACATGAGTGATGAGTATGATTAGAATAACATTGAATGACAAAATATATCAAGATTTAATGAATGATCTTGCTGAGCTTGAAGTTAAAGAAATGATTGAACAAAAATGGTATATTCAACAAAAGAAAGACCTTAAAGATAAAATTAAAGCACGTTATAATTTAATTAATCCTAACATAATTAGACCATGAACATAACTAAAACAGAACTACCCACAAGACCCTTTACAGTTAAGAAGTTTAAGCTAGAGTGTGAGGGGAAGGAGTATATTGTGGTGGAGTACCAATATTATAGCACTATAGAATCGCTTGTTTATGGTCAAGATTGGCAAAATAGTAAATTAGAATTAATACATAACTTACATTATGGTACACGCCACACACATGAGGAGTTAATATATGTATGGCGTAATACGAATCCTGTTAGTTTAGGGTTAGATGTTTGGGCAAAAGAAGGGGTTCATTGGGATAATAAAACAATTAAGTTAGATTTTATGAGTGGTGTTACAGTTAAACATAAGCCAGATTTATTTGATGAAAACAAACCATTGCCACCAACACCACCTAAACCTAGAATAATAAAATACCCATCACTATTTGATATACAATGGCTATCCACCTTACTACAAAGAATAAAGAACCTATTTAAAAAGAAGTTATGAAACCAATATTTATAATAGAGACTCCAATGGGGCTTTTGGATGAAGAAATAAGAGTTGCAATACGTCAAAAACTAACTGAATTTATGCCTGATTATCATTGTTTAGTAATAGATGGAACCAGCAATGAGCATAGATATTTCCTAACATCAAAAGAAGGTTTAAATGTAGAACAATTAGAGCAGCTAAAAGCTATAAATTTATGACATCTCCTAACACATACGCTAATAAAGAACTAATAGCTTTACAAATAATGTACCCTAAGACTAACACAGGATTATTATTAATAAGCAAAGAGGATATGATTAAGATCTTGGAGATGGCGTATATTGATGGAGCAATTAATAGAAGAGTATGAAAGAAGAAAGAAACGACGAAATATTTGCGGGTATTACTACAATTGTATTGATATTGGTGTTTATATGGTCGATGGTGTATTTGTTAAAGACATATTCAATATTATGATACTACCCACCTGTATACAAACAGAATGATATAATGTTAATAGATAAGCCTATAGAGGACTACACAGTTAAGGAGATGATAGCACTCAATGATTATGTTAAGCAATTATTAAAAGAGAATGCAGCGTTGAAAGAAAAAGTTAATAGATTAAAGATATGAGTAAACAATTAGAAGCAGCGGAACGGTTAATAAAAGATAAACAGGAGTTAATAAATCAACTAAAAGGGATTAGAGTTTAGTGAGTGGTTAGAGCATCTTAAAGGAGGATTTTACGACAGCCATCAGTTACCAATGAGTTATTGGGTAAGAAAAGCCAACCTAATAACTGTGTGGAAAGGTATAGAGGATGTAGAGAATTGGTTAGATATTAAGATACCCACAACCAACCAACGTAAGACAAAGGTAACAGTAACCATTAACGATATAGCCTTAATAGCTGAGTTATGGAGTGAGGATATAGAATTATATAATAGATTAAGTAAATGAAGAAGATGACAACACTATTCAAGAAAGACCCTAACGATCTAGGTAGAGTTATTAATGAAGTTGACCCATTAAATGAGTGGGCATTAACAAAGGGAGTAGTAACGATTAAGCGGGATGGTACAGCATGTGCAGTGATAGATGGTTTATTATACAAACGATTTGATTTAAAGAAAGGAAGAACATTACCATTGCTTGCAATACCATGCCAAGAGCCTGATTTAATCACCGGCCATCACCCTCATTGGGTGCCTTGTATTAGAGACAACCCAGCAGATAAGTATCATTGGGAGGCTTGGGACAGGTTTATGAATGCAGAAGGTAATAGAAGGTTTCAGGATGGCACGTATGAGTTGTGTGGTCCTAAGGTAAATGGTAACCATGAACAGTTAAACATACATGTACTGATTAAACATGGTAATGGAGAAGTAATCTTTGGTGATGTAACATATGAGTCAATACAAAAGTATTTATTAAGAGAAGATATTGAGGGCTACGTGTTTCATCATCCTGATGGTAGGATGTGTAAGATAAGAAAGAAAGACTTTGGTATGAAACGAGGGGATATAAAAGTTTAAGGAAGATATAACTATATGATATTCAATACAATAGGTAGGGGGTATATAAAGTCTACAGCCCAATGAAAACGTAAA